CAACGGTAACATCGCCGAGGTACGTATCGGCTTCTAAGCCGCTGCGACTTCCCTAAATTTCAGGAGAGACAAACATGGGCCGTATCATCCTCCCCGGCGATAAGCGTTTCGCCCGCACCCGCGATTCCGGCGCAGCCAATGCCCGGACTCAGGACAGCAATTTGGCGTACTACGTCAACCAGCTGGACAACTTCGACCAACGCCTGCACGAACCGCTCGTTGGTGTGACTTGGGGCCGTGACATCAAGTTGCGTACCGGCATCACCATGGCTAGCGAGTCGACCTCGTTCACCCGTTCTAGCTTCGCTGGCGGCGGCACGCAGGAAGCTCAAGGCAAGCCATGGATCAGCCCGGAAACCACTACCATTCCTGGTGTGTCGGTCAACGGCGAGCGCATCGTAACTCCACTGCGCCTGCTGGGCCGTGAAGTCAGCTACACCAGCGTGGAATTGGAGCGCAGCCAGCTCCTGGGCCAGCCAGTGGACACCGCGAAACTGAACGCGTTGAACACCCTGTACCAAATGAACACCGACGAGCAAGTGTACATCGGCGACACTTTCACTGGCGACACCGGCCTGGTTAACAGCGCACAGGTAGCAACCGGTAACGTCGTCGGCGGCACCTGGGCGGCCAACATTGCCACCCCGGATGTGATCCTCGCTCAAGTTAACGCCATGTTGACCGAAGCCTGGACCGCCAGCGCTTACACTATCTGCCCAACCGAAGTCCGCCTGCCGCCTGCGCAGTTCGGCGCGATTGCAATGCAGAAAGTGTCTGGCCAGGCCAACATGTCTGTTCTGGAGTACATTAAACAGAACAGCATCGCGACCAACCTGAACGGCCGCGCCATCAACATTCAGCCGCTGAAATGGCTGACTGGCCGTGGCGTCGGCGGCACCGATCGCATGATGTGCTACGTCAACGAAGAAGACCGCGTACGCTTCCCTATGGTGCCGATCCGCCGCGAAACGGCGTATTACCAGGGGATCCGCTTCATTTCCCCGTACATCTGGGCATTCGGCGCTGTCGAATTCGTCTACCCTGAAACCGTTCTTTACCGCGACGGTATCTAAACCAGGCAAGCAGCGCCTTTCGGGGCGCCTGCGATCCAGAGGATTGCGCCATGTACAAGATCCAAAACAACCGTCAAGCGGACATCACTGTACGTAACGACGAAGGCAAGGTTCACGTTTTGACGCCTGGCCTCAACGAAGAAGTGCCGGAATGGCTCGATGCCGTGCAATATGTGGAAGATCTGGCCGATGCCGGTGACATCCTCGTTGTCGGGTTCACGCCCGGCGAAGGTAAAAAGGACGATCTGCCGCCTGCCCAGTACAAGCTGAACCCGGAAACCGGCCTGCCTATCCAGGCAACCGACGAAAAGGGCGAGTTGGTCTTCGACGAAGCGACCGGCGAGCCTGTGTACGTACCGGCTGACGCGGAGTAAAGGTTATGGAATTCGATATCGCCGCATTCAGGCTTGCGTTTCCGGAATTCGCGAATGCGGCTAAATATCCGGATTCCATGATCACTTTCTGGTCTGGTCTCGCCAAAGGGATGCTGATAGAGTGCCGATGGGGTAGCGTTTACAGCCAAGGATTGAGCCTGTACGTTGCCCACGAAATTACGATTGCTGCTCGTAACGCCTTGATGGGCGCTATGGGCGGTACTCCCGGGCAAGGAGTTGGTCTGCGCAGCGGAAAGACCGTTGGCAGCACTAGCACCACTTTTGACACTAATAACACCGTCGAGAAAGACGCGGGCTATTGGAACTTGACGACCTACGGCCAGCAGTACATCCGCTTGGCCCGCATGATCGGCGCCGGGGCGCTGCAAGTGTGAAAGGCGTCAAGGTTGTCAAGGATGACACTAAAAAGGTCATGGACACGTTGCGAGCCATGACCATTCAGCAGGTGTACGTGGGCGTACCGATGGACGAAAACTCCCGTGATGATGACCCAATAGGTAATGCTCAAATCGGGTACATCAACGAAAACGGCAGTGAGGCCGCGCATATTCCACCGTCACCACATTTGGTGCCGGGCGTTGAGAAGGTTCAAGTCCGTTGCGCAGATTTAGTGGCGGCCGGGGCTGCAAAGGCTTTAAGCGGCGATACCGGGGCCATGCAGAAGGCTTACAACCAAGCAGGTCTGGTGGCCCAGGCCAGTGTCAGGCAGATGATAACGTCGCAGGAAGGGTTCCAAGAATTGTCTGAGTACACTTTGGAGAATCGCCAAAAAGCAGGCTTCCAAGGCACCAAACGGTTGATATGGACAGGTCAGTATCGCAACTCAATAACTTACGTTATCCGGGGCAAAAATGGCAGATCTTGACACCTCCGAACTGTTGATTGACCCGGACTTCTGCGACATTGTGCAGCTGATCCGCCGGTCATCTGCAGTTAATGATAAAGGCCGCAATGTTCTTACCGAGGCTGAGCCCGTGGACGTGTTCATGTCCGTCCAGGGCCCTAAAGCTGAGGACTTCAAGCGCTATCCGGATTTGGTTAACCTCGACGGCGCTAAGGCTATGTGGTATAGCGGCATCCTTTTGCCTTTGGTGGAGGGCGAATACTCCGACATCATCGTATGGAATGGGCTCCGCTATCAGGTTCACAAGATCGATGAAGATTACAGCAACTTCGGCGGTGGGTATATGAAGGCGTTCTGTGCGCTGCAGGGTGAAACTGATGCCTAATACCAGCGCAACTGGCGGATATTTGCTGCAGCCCCCATTCCCTCTGGATGACGAGGCGCTGCTTGATTTCATGCAGTCCGTCATTACCGGCATTACCGGCATGCCAGGAGCAATGGTCCGGCCAGCGTTTCAGCCGAACCCGCCTAAGCGGCCAGGCATTAGCGTTGATTGGTGTGCATTCTTCATCAACAATCAACGCCCGGAAGACGGCGTTGCGTATATAGTGACTGACGGAACAGGCGCCAAATCGACGAGACATGAAACCTTTGACCTCCGTTGCACGTTCTACGGGCCGAACGGCGGCAGTTACGCAGGCCGATGGCGTGATGGTTTGGAGATAGCACAGAATCGGGAGCCGTTGTTTGTAGCAGGCATGGCCTATGTAGAATCCAGCTCCACGACGCTCCTTGGCGAGCTTGTTAATGAACAGTGGTACAAGCGTTCAGATATTACGTCATCTTTCCGTAGGCAAGTTGATCGGGAATATGGCATACTGTCCTTTGCTTCGGCCAAGGGCCAAATAGTAACAGAAACCCTCACAATAGATTGGGCAGTCGGCCCGGAGGTTTAACATGCCACAAGGTCTTTCCATTGGTCGGCTCATTCGTGCGACCGTAAATTTGTCGCCTCTCGCGGCCCAGCGCCGTGGATTCGGCACCCTTCTGACCCTGGGCGACTCCGATGTCATGTCCCCCGGCGAAGCATTCCGCACCTACACCGGAGCCGAGGCAGTGGTTGCCGAGTTCGGCACCACTGCGCCAGAATCTTTGGAGGCGCAGTCGTACTTTGGTCAAACACCGAAACCACAGACCATGATGATTGGCCGTTGGGCGCGCACCGATACTCCGGCCGTATTGAACGGTGGCATATTGAATGCGACCGAGCAGTTGATGCCGTCTTGGGTGTCTATTACTACCGGAAGTTTCTCCATTCTGGTTAACGGCGCCGCTAAAAATGTCACCGGCTTGAGTTTCGCTGCGCAAACCAACTTGAACGGCGTGGCAAACATCATCAACACCGCGCTGACCACAGCAACAGCAGGCGTTACTTGTGTGTGGGACGGCACGCGTTTTGTGTTCACTTCCACAGCAACAGGTGCCGAGGCCACGCTCGGTTACGTCAGTGCGGTCTCCCCCGCTACGGGCGTAGATATTTCTGCTAAGCTCAAAGGCACTAGCCAGACTGCATCGCCGCCTGTGGATGGTTTCGACGCAGAAGCCCCGGTGGACGCTGTGGCACGCGCCGCTAACCAGTCCGGCAAGTGGTTTGGTCTGACTTTCGCCGCATCTGTGCCGCCTACTGACGACCAGGTCGTCGCCGTAGCCACTCTTATCGAGTCTTTGGAATTGGAGCGCATGTACGGCGCTACCATTACCTCGACTACTGTTCTGGACGGCAACATCACCACGGACCTGGCCAGCCGTCTTAAAGCGCTGAAATTCAACCGCACTTTCACGCAGTACAGCGCTAACGTGCATGCTGTGGCTAGCCTGTTTGGCCGCGCCTTCTCGGTTAACTTCAGCGCTAACCGCAGCACCATCACGTTGATGTATAAGCAGGAACCCGGCATCGTCGCCGAGTACCTGACTGAAACGCAGGCGGGTGTACTCAAAGCCAAGAACTGCAACGTGTTCGTCAACTACATCAACGACACGGCCATCATCCAATACGGCGTTATGGCCAGCGGCGCATACTTCGACGAAATCCACGGCCTGTCTTGGTTCAAGGACACTCTGCAGAATGCCGAGTATAACCTGCTGTATCAAAGCAAAACCAAAGTGCCGCAGACCGACCCAGGCCAGAACGAACTGATTGCTACGGCTACCCGCGCCTGCGACGAGGCTGTCAACAACGGCCTGTCTGCCCCAGGTCAATGGAACGCTGACGGTTTCGGCCAGCTGTCTCGCGGTGACTACCTCAAGACCGGCTATTACATCTTTGCGTCGCCTCTGGCCCTGCAGGATCAGTCGTTGCGGGAAGCCCGTGTAGCTCCTCCAATCCAAATCGCCCTTAAGTTGGCCGGGGCTTTCCAAGAACTTGACCTCATCGTTGACGTCAACCGCTAAGGATAACTACCATGTCGACCTATTCTTTCCTTGACTGCAACGGGGCCCTCTCGGGCCCCGGCGGCTCCATCAACTTGGCTGCCGGTGCGGGCGCGGCCACTGAGGGCATCACCATCGTCGCCCTCGAAGATAAAAATATCATGGCTATCGGCGCGGGCGGCCAGGGCCAGCATTCTTTGGTGGCTGGCGATGCAGCTACTGTGACCGTTAACCTGCTGAAGACCAGCCCGGTCAACGCGCAGTTGATGAACATGTACAACTATCAGACCACTTCCAGCGCGCTGCATGGCCGGAATGTGATCGTGATCACCGACTTGGCTCGTGGCGACATCATCACCATGTCCAAGGTGGCTTTTAAAAAGGTTCCTGACTTGGCCTACGCCAAAGAAGCAGGCAATAACGTGTGGACGTTTGACGCCATCCATGCCACCACTGTTCTCGGTACCGGGACTCCATCGCTATGAATACTTTCACCTGCGGCTCTCATACTTACCGGGCGGCTGATATTGACGCCCGCAAGCAGTTTCACATCGTCCGTCGCCTGGCCCCCCTCTTGGGGGGCCTCGGCCCCGCTTTGGGCAAGATGGAGGCCCTTAAAAAAGGGGGCCTCAAGGCCAGTGACATCAGTGCCGCTGACATGGAGTCTGTGCTACCAGCCATTACCAATGCGCTATCGGGCATGGATGATGACACGGCGGACTATGTGATCTTTGGCTTGTTGGCTGCTGTTCACCGCCAAGAATCCCAGGGGCTGGGCTGGGCTCCGGTCGCACCCGGTGGTTCTTTGATGTACCAAGACATCACCATGCCACAGATGCTGACGCTCGCAGGCCGCGCATTGGTTGCGAATCTTGGCGATTTTTTCGTCGTCCTCAACTCGCTTTCGAGCCAACTAGGCCAGAAACCAAAAGGCCAGTGATGTGGGTTGGGATGGCAGATGGCGAAGATTGGCTTTGGCGGCCGTTCGCCAACGGCATGTGCAAGTATGAGAGTGTCATTGACGGCACTCTTTCGCTTGCTGATATAGCCACTATGAACGATGTTCTGACTGTCAAACAAGAAAACGAAGTCAGATATATGGAGGCTAACGAATGAGTGGTCAGGTAGTCAAAGAGTTCCTAGTTAGCCTGGGCCTCGAAACCGAAGGCGCGCAGCAGTTCGAATCCCACGTAGGCAAGGCTACGGTCATAGTAGCTGGCCTAGGCACTGCTGTATTCGCCGCCACTGGCCTCCTGTTCGGCTTCACTAAAGCCGTGGCCGAGTACTATGATAACCTGGGCGACATGGCTGACCGCACGGATATCGCGGTCAATGCCATCGAGGAATTTGGCTATATCGCCACCATGACTGGCTCGGATGTCGCGGCCGCCAATTCATCCTTGGAAGCATTTTCCAGAACTGCAGGCGACGCTGCCAACGGCATGGGCAAGGGTCAAAAAGTCTTCGAACAGCTGGGCATCAGCGTAAAAGCAGCTAACGGGGACATTAAGGACACCACAGCCCTTCTTGGCGAAGTCGGCGAAAAGATAAAGGGCATGGACCGTGGGCAGCAGATTGCTATTCTTGGTCGTCTGGGCGTAGATAAGACTTTAATCGGTGCTTTGACTTCTGATGTAAGCGGTCTTCGTGAAGAATTCCATAGCCTGTATTCCGCCGTTGGACTGGACTCGGCCAAAGCTGCCGAGAAAGCCGGGGCGTTCATGGACGCCATGGACCGCCTTAGCTTTGTGCTGTCCACTGTCGGCCGGTCACTTGCTGTCAATTTCATGGACCGATTCACTGACGCTCTCGACAGCCTTCGCAAACTTATTGTTGACAACCTGCCCGGCATCATGCGTGCCATCAAGCCGGTAATAGCTCTGGTTTTGGCATTGGCTGACGTTTTCATTGCGTTGACTTACCGCGCAGCCCAGGGAATAGGGGTCATCATAGGGTGGATAGGCGACTTGGTCGAATACACTAACAAGTGGGTTCTGGCCATATTCGCTGTTGTGGCTGCTTGGAAGTATTTAAACTTGGCCTTTTTGGCCAGTCCTGTCGGTATTATTTTGGCACTAGTCGTTGCGCTAGGCCTGCTGATTGATGACTTCATGGTATGGAAGGAAGGCGGCGAGTCCCTGATTCCTTGGGATGAATGGAAACCCCAGATTGACATGGCCGTGGCTGCGTTCGAATTCCTTAAGACCGCGCTAAAGGCTTGGTTCAAGGTCCTGGACGAAGTATTCAGCGCCATCGGCGCAATCTTCCGTGGGGACTTCCAAGAAGCATTGGACCACCTTAAGGCCGCATTTGGGTACTTCGCTGAGTGGCTATATTCCTTGTTCGGCCCGGTAGTGGACAAGGTACGTGATGTCTTCATGGTAGTGTTTGATTACATCGTCGGAATCATCGATAAAGCGATCGGCAAGATAAAGACAGCCATTGACTTTGTAAAAGGCGCGGCCGATGCTGTTTCGTCCTTCTGGAGTGATGACGAGAAACAAGGCGGTCAGGCAGGTGGTACTCGCTTGAACAACAGCCCTATGGCAGCCCCTCCCTTGGCTCCGTCCCCGGTTGCGGCCGGTGGGTTGAATGCTCAGACCATACAGCAGCAAACCAGCATTATTCTCCAAGGCGGCGGCGATCCGCAAGCCAATGCACGGGCTATTGCTGGTGAACAAACCCAAGTGAACGGTGACATGGCTAGGAATCTTAAAGGGGCAGCACGATGAATTTCCTGTCGCAAGTGACGACCCCGGTGGTTTTCCGGCCTCGCCGCCGTATGGCGGAGTTCATTTCATACCTGACTATCGAGGAGTCCGGTGAGGATGAATTGGAAATCACCGAACATCCGGTTCAAGACGGCGCAGAAATCACCGACCACGCCTATTTGAAATCACCGACCTTGACCATGTCAGTACAATTCAGTGAAGCTGAAACGTTTACGCCACTTGACGAAACATACCGCGCCATGTTAGAATTACAAAAGTCGCGGGTCCCGTTCGAGGTTGTTACCGGAAAGCGGATCTACAGCAATATGCTGTTCAAAACACTGCGCTGCACGACCGACCGAGTTACTGACAACGTGTTGTCTATACAAGCTACCTTGCGCGGCATCATCATAACGCAGGTCGAGCTGACAACAGTGCCGCCGAGAGAGAAGCAGGCGAATGCCGGTAAGACAGGCGCCACCCAACGCGGCGGAAGTAAAAAGGCGCAGGAAGTAAAGGCGCAGGAAAAGCCGGCCAAACAATCCGCACTGAAAAAAATCGCAGGTCTCGGCAATGGCTGAAAATCTTTATACCGTTCCTCTGACCAGCATACCACAGGACTTTAACATAGTCCTGGCCGGTGTGCAGTTCAGAATTGTTTGCAAATGGAACGAATTCAGCGGTTGGATCATCGATTTGTATGATGGTGTATCGCAAGCTCCTGTCATCATGAACATACCCCTCGTTGTCGGGTGTGACCTCCTGGAACAGTATCGGTACACTGGAATCCAAGGGTCTTTGGCGGTTTATACTGACGGCGATCAATATGCCGTACCCACCCTGGACAATTTGGGTAGCGAGTCCAACCTTTATTATTTGGTGGATGTATGAACGGCGGCCAGGAGCAGTACATCCGGAAGTGTAACCTGATATTGGCTAATGAGGCCGGTTCAGGTCTTGACGTATCCGAACAAAAGATAACTTTTGCGGTTAAAAAGACCGATGGCCAGACTCCAAACACAGCCGTGATACGCGTGTATGGTCTGAATGAAGACACCCGCAACAAAATTCAGAAAGAATACACTAACGTACTGCTTCAAGGCGGCTATGATTCAAACTACGGCATAATATTTACCGGCACCGCCAAACGCGTGGCCAAGGGTTCTGATAACAATGTCAGCCCGTACCTAGAGATACAGGCCGCTGATGGCGACACTGCATATAACTTCGCCGTGGTCAACGCCACCATTTCCGCTGGCGCGTCTCAACGCGACCAGATTGACCAGGTCGCCAAAGTCCTGAAAACCAAAGGCGTGCAGGTCGGTCATATGGAAATGGACGACACCCAAAAACTGCCACGCGGCAAAGTCATGTATGGCATGGGTCGTGATTACATGCGCCAGTCGGCCGCCAGCGGCGGCGCCTCATGGACCATTCAGGACGGTGTGGTAAAGGTTATACCCCTGACGGGCGTTCTGCCTGGGCAGGCTGTAGTCCTGAATAGCCGTACTGGCTTGATCGGCCGTCCTGAGCAGACCAATACAGGTATCAAATTCCGCTGCTTGCTGAACCCCATGATAATGATAGGCGGGGCGCTGCAGATCAACGAGGCCGACATACAAACCGGCCAATTGGAGGAGCCACCTGCGTCCAAGGACGGCAAGACCCCCAAAGACAAGAAAGAGTTGGCCACCATAGAAGCAGACGGCTTCTACCGGGTCATCACTTTGACCTATGTCGGCGACAATCGCGGCAAGGATTGGTATTGTGAAGGCGAGTGTCTGGACATTGACACTACAGTCGACAAGAAAAAATCAGTGCAGGCCAACTAAATGACTGACCGCCGCGAACTTTATCAAGACCCGGAAGAATCGGCCCGTTTGGCATTTGAGGGCCAAGCCGCCGCGCTTTGGACTACCATGCCCGGCATAATAGAATCTGTCGATTTGGATGCTCAGACCGTCACTGTGCAGCCTGCGATTCGCGGCGTCGTAACTGATGAGTCCGGTTCGACAGCCAGCACTGACCTGCCGTTATTGGCCGATGTGCCGATATGCTGGCCGCGTGCTGGCGGGTTTGCGATAACATTCCCGATCAAAAAAGGCGATGAATGTTTGGTTCATTTCGGAGCCAGATGCATCGACGCTTGGTGGCAGTCGGGCGGCGTGCAGAATCCCCTAGAGGATCGCATGCATGACCTTTCTGATGCGTTTGCCACGTTCGCCCCCACTTCACAAGCCAAAAAATTGGCCGATGTGCAATCCGATGGTATGGAGCTGAGGAATGACGCTCGTTCTGTTTGGATGAAATTCACTGACGCGGGCATTGAAATTGAAGGCGACATAATTCATCGCGGTGCATACGCTCAAACCGGAGACTACACGCATACCGGTAACTACATCTTGAACGGCGATATGACCCACGGCGGTGGTACCATTTATAGCCTGGGCCGCAGAATTGACGGTGCTCATACGCATGTCAGTTCTATTCCTGGAACCAATACATCGATTCCAAACGCCTAGGGTGCCGCATGCGATACAGAAAGCTGGACAGCAACGGCGACATGACTTTTGGACTTCAACAGTCAAACTTCTATCGCGACGTGCCGGAAGCACCGGCCCAGGCTATAGCGACCAGATTCCGACTGATCATGGGCGAATGGTTCCTAGATATCACGGCCGGGGTGCTATACCAAGGCGGTATCCTTGGCAAGTACACCAAAGAGTCTTCGGACCTTATCATCAGGTCCACTATTCTTGAGACAGAAGGTGTCAATAGCATTCTGACTTATGAAACCCAATTCAACCCTGACACGCGCAGATACTCAGTGCAAGGGTCAGCCGATACCATATACGGCATAGCATTGTTTTCAGGAGTGATCTAGATGGCCCTGGCAGACCTGGCTTATATTGATGACACAGGGTTCCATTACGCGGATTACCCGACTGTCCTTGAATACTACAAAAGTTCATACCGGGCCATATACGGTCAGGACACATATTTGGAGCCGGACAGCCAAGACGGGCAATGGTTGGCGATTGAAGCCGCAGCGATTTACGATGCTATTTCTTTGGCGGCTGATGTTTACAACTCATACTCCCCAAGCACTGCCCAGCGCGATGCCCTTAGCCGCAACGTAAAAATCAACGGGCTGCGCCGTAAAATACCGAGCAGGTCAACAGTAGATCTGCTGCTTGTTGGCCAGGTCGGGTCTACGATTACTAACGGGGCTGCAGAAGACGAAGCGTCTGTGAAGTGGGAGCTGCCGCCATCTGTTACTTTTCCGCCGAGTGGCAGCATAACCATAACTGCGACAGCAACGGTTGATGGTGCGATTCGTGCGCCTGCAGGGTCTGTGAACAAGATTTCTACCCCAACCAGGGGCTGGCAGTCTGTAACGAATCCAAGTGACGCGGCGCCAGGGCGCCCGGTGGAGGAAGATGCCGAACTTCGCCTGAGACAATCCCAGGCTTCGGCGCTGCCGAGCCGTACTGTGGTACAGGGCATCATCAGCGCGGTAGCCAACCTCGACGGCGTGTCCCGTCTCAGACTGTACGAAAATGACACGAAAGTCACAGACATTGACGGCCTGCCTGCAAATTCGGTAGCTTTAGTTGTTGAAGGCGGCGACAGCACAGAAATAGCACAGACTTTAGCCGTCAAGAAGACTCCTGGCGGCTATACCTTCGGCACAGTAGAAGTCGACGTTACTGATACTTACGGCTTGCCGATGAAAGTGCGTATATCAAGGCCGATGTACGACACCATAACTGCTACCTTTAACATTAAGACCCTGTCCGGATACACCACAGCCACGGGCGATGCTATTCGTAAAGCGGTTTCCGATTACATCAACGCCATCGCGATTGGCGGCGGAGTCAGCAAAACTGTAGAATGGGGCGATGCAATCTCAGTGGCGAATTCCGTAGGCGGCGGCGTGACTTTCAAAGTAACTGGCCTGACTCTTGAGGGACCGGACGGTCCTGGATCGCCAGACGTAGCTGTGGCATTTAACCATGCCGCCCAGGCTCAGCCGTCCGATATCATACTCTTGGAGACGTGATATGTTCACCGCCGAGGAGTACCTAAAGCTCATAACCAGCGAGCATGCGGACAAGCCTAGATTTGTGTCCACTGTGTCCGTTTCCGCTGACGCGTCAACTTTGATAAAGAACCTGCTGGACGGCATGCGCTCCGGCACTTTTGACTTGGATGACGCGGTAGGCGTGCAGCTCGATACCGTTGGGGAGTGGGTCGGCATATCCAGAAACATCGACACCCCAATCACTAACGTGTACTTCTCGTTTGATATCGAAGGTTTGGGCTTTGACCAGGGGGCATGGAAGGGTCCTTTTGACCCGACTGACGGGATAACCCGCCTGGATGATGACACGTATCGCTTGCTGCTTCGGGCCAGGATCGGTGCCAACCAATGGGATGGCACTATGGAGTCGAGCAAGGAAATCCTCGACTTGATTTTTGACATCAATGCCACCGGTACGTATGCGTTCATACGCGACAATCAAGATATGACGATGACAGTAGGCATTGCAGGCACTGTTCCGCCAGCATTGAACTTGGCGCTGCTGACCAAGGGCTATATCTCTATCAAACCAAGTACAGTGGGCATTGACTACTTCATAGTGACATCAGAAAACGACTCCCCGTTATTCGGGTTTGACTCGAATAACGAATTCATAGGCGGCTTCGACTTCGGGTCTTGGGGCACTTTACTGTAACACGGAGATAATATGGCAAACGATTTCTTGCCCTTCGGCATAAGCGAGAGTGCCAACGTGGTCACCCAAGCCGAATACGCAGGTTTGGCTTCTCGCAGCACCGGGTTCACGGCTGGTACTGCTGTGTCCAAACAGCTCAACAAGGCTTGGCGTCAATCGTCGGTGATGTCCCACGTCTTGGCGGAATTTATAGAACAGAACAGCGGCAATGATGTTCTGGACGACGGTGATATACCCACCATCCAGAACAACCTGACTTTGGCTGTTCAAGCTGCGATAGCCGATGGCATACCTTACGCCACTCAGCTGGAGGCGGAAGCAGGAACAGCGCTGGACAAGGTCATGAGCCCTTTGCGGGTTTTCCAAGCTATTGCCAAAGTCGTCGTCCAAGCTACGGAGACCGCATTTGGTTGGCTGAAAATAGCAACCCTGTCCCAGACCAACACCGGCACGGACGACAGCACGGCGATCACCCCGAAGAAACTCGCCGCAGCCACGCAAACACAAACGCTTAGTGCCGGTACTACCACCGGCACTGCTACGGCGTATGTCATTTCGGGCATTCCTGGTTTGGCGTCGTATGTAACGAAACTTAGACTTAACGTGACCTTTCACGTCGACTCAGGCGCCAACCCTACGGTCAACGTAAATGCCATCGGCGCAAAAAATCTCAAACAATACGACTCGACCGGTGCTAAGGTAGCAGTGGCCGTAAAAGCTGGCCAGATTGGCGATATCGTATATGACGGTACCGACATGGTTCTGCTTGACCCGTTGCCGACCAACACCGTAGTGCGGCAGGGTGTCAGGGGCGACTGCTCCAACTACCGTGCTATTGCCAACGGTATTTCTGGTAACATAGTTGTTACGGCTGATCGTGTTGTTGTGGAAGACTCTACCAATGACATAGTCGCTCTGTACAACATCAGTCTCACGCTTAACACCCTGGCGGCCGCATCGGCTACTGTAGACGGCATGGCAACCGGCGCTACCGTGGCCAATGGTTTGTATGCGTTGTATGTTTGGTACAACAAGTCTACTGGTGCGATACGCATCACCGGGGACACGTCTTTCACTGCACCGACCTCGCCTGCCACAGGTTTTAACCATTGGGCTCGTCGCGGGTCGTTTAAGGTGGATTCGACAGTAAACCGCTATCCACTGTCGTCCTCGCAGGCCAATAACAAGTTTAAATATGAAGTTGTAGCAGGCAGCAACGTGACGTCATTCCCAGGGGTGATATCCGGCCTATACAACACCGCAACTACTCAACCGTTGACCAGTTACTGCCCCTCTACCGCAAGCTCGGCCTATTTGGTGGCAGGCAGTAACGCCGGGTACATAGGGTTTGCGCCGGTTGGTGCTTTCTCCACCACTCCTGGGTCTCAGTACCTAAGCTTATCTCAACCGAACGGATTCCCGTTTGTCGGCGGTTGGAACGCCTCAGGTCCTGTTCCCACCACTAGCGGTGAGGTTAGTTTGATGAAAGCTAACGCCGTTCAGTACTGCTGCACCGCAGCGGGCGGCATACTTCAATTGGTAGGTTTCGAGGACTCGCTATGAGCGGATTTGCTGTTAAATACTACCCCGGCACAGAGATTGTGGCGGGCGTGCGGGTGTGGGATGACGAGGATACTGTTCCTGAGGATCATGTATGGTGGGACCCCGAAACTAAGGGGGAGCCTCCTAAGCCAGTCGATAGTCCCGAAGTAGTGGAGGCCAACGCACTGTTGGAAGTTTCCAACAGAACACGGCAGGCGAACCTTCAAGTCATCGCCCTCCAAGGACGGGTTGACTCCATTAACGAGGCTATTGAGGAAGATGACGTACTTCCAGAAGAAGTCGCCGAACTCCCGGTAAGGCAGGAGCAACTCACTCAATGGAAGCAGTACCGCAAGCTTTTGGGGAGGGTGAAAACGTCAGCCGGTTGGTTTGAATCCCCGGCTTGGCCGGAAGCCCCTGATTTGTACGCAGAAGAAGCTGTAAGCCTCAGCAAATAACTAGATCCAACACTTAACGACACGTAGGGGCGCCCCGATGGCAGAAAAAGAGGCGGCACGCCGAGGTGACACAGATATGACCACTGAAACGTACAATACGATAGACATCGAAGTGATGAAATCCGAATTATCGGAGCTTCGCACTGACATTCATCAGATTGGCGCCAAAATGGACGTGGTGCTTCAAATGCAGGTTGCAATCACGCAATTGCAGGAGCGGCACGAGACGCAGAAGGGGGGCCTTGACCGCGCCTTCTCTGCTATCAAGGAGAATAAGCATAACGCCGATGTCACCAACTCTGAGCTATCCCGTTGGGTGTCATTTGTAAAAGGCGGCGTTGTGGTCGGGGGCCTACTGTTTGCGTTTACGCAATGGTATACGATGGGCCAAATCGAAAAGCTTGAAAACACTTCCAAAGCGTACTTTTCGCTCGACAAGAGGATTACGTTCATGGAATCCAAACTCTGGCCGGACTTGGGTCCTGGGGAGAAGAAAAAATGAATTTGGAGCAATCTCTGAAACACCTCTTGGGGAATGAGGGCGGTTTCGTAGATCACCCCAAAGACCCTGGAGGCGCCACAAACTTCGGCATCACTGAACGAGTGGCTAGGTCTCACGGGTATACGGGCGACATGCGCAATTTGCCGTTGACTACAGCATTGCGCATCTATCGTGAGGATTATTGGGACCGTATAAAAGCCGATCAACTACCGGACCATCTGCGCTTTCATGTCTTCGATGCCGCAGTAAACAGCGGCCCAGGTCAAGCGGTCAAATGGCTGCAACGCGCAGCTGGGGTTGCCCAGGACGGCGTCATCGGCCCGAAAACCATGTCGGCCGCTACTATGGTCACTGTTGCTCAATACAGCGCCATACGGCTCCGGTTTATGACCGACTTACCGACATGGACGTCATTCGGTAAGGGGTGGGCGCGGCGCATTGCCGATAATTTGGAGATTACCGAATGAAATGGTCAGACGTAGGCACGGTGGTCGGGCGCGCTGCGCCATATGTCGGCGCGCTCTTGGGGGGCCCGGCCGGGGCCTCGGTGGGGTCTCTCTTGGCTTCGGCGCTCGGGGTCGACGCGACACCCGAATCCGTCGACGCGGCTCTCGGACGCGATCCGGAGGCCCTAGCTAAGATCCAGGAATTACAGATCAATGCGAAGGTCCAACTGCAGCAGCTTGCTGTGACGGCGGAGTCCAATCGCATGCAGGCCGAAGCCAAGCAATACAGCGCGGAGGCGGCCGACCGGAACAGTGCCAGGGAACTGGCGGCCAAACAGCCGAATGACCTTGTTCGCCCGGCACTGACTTTCATTATGCTTGGGGGTTCGCTATTTGTAATCGTGGCCGTGCTTTTGGGCTGGGCTACCGAAGTGCTAAGAGACGTAACGGCCGCATTGACCGTGGGCACTGTCTTGGGGCTCTGGTTGGGCATGACCAAGGAAGTTATGGGCTTCTGGTTCGGCATGACCAAGGAAAGCCAGAAACAATCGGCTGCTATCACTACGTTTGCTGTTACGCCAGGGACCGTAAGTAAGCCCGATGACAAATAAGCAAAGGCCCGGATAATCCGGGCCTATTTGTATTCACTTTAAAACAATGGACTGAACCTGTCCTTCTGTAATTTCTTTAACGCGATGTAGTTCGCACAGCATAAGCGCATTGCACAGCAACTTGTCAAGGTGGGTGGCGCCTGTGCTGCTATCCGGGTCGACGACCTCGCCCGCCATATGTTTGGTCAAATGGCTCATTAACGAATCAATAAGCTCGTCCTGCGGCAGGCCCTTACGCCAATTGCCTCTGCCGTACTTCTCAACTCCCTCTTTGAACCCATTGGCGGCCCCCTCCAAAGCTTTGGCGAATTCCAAAACCAAGCTCAACTGAGGCTTGCTGCCGTCTGATCGGTCCCTTTTAGCGCGTTCAACAGTTCCAAGAAGTTTATCTTGGCCTGCCATGTCAACGTTGCTTGTGCTTTCCATCCTTCATAACTCCTATCGTGGATCAATTCCCGGCTCTTGGCGCCCGGAATCAAAAGATATTCTGATTTACCGAAATTGTCATCGTAGCGGGCTAGTATCCATGGAGTACCGCCATGCCTGACCCGATTGCACATCCATGCGTTCTGTGTCGCACGCAGGATGAAGCCGCCGCGCTTGCGGTCGTAGATTTTTAGTTCCACGTCGCCCTGGATGCCGCTGAAGCAATAGTTAACATCAGGGCGGCCCTGCGATGTGGCGTGGGATTCGATCCGGTCCAGGTGCCCCTGGTGATCGAGGCCATCCTTCACAGTTTTCCAGAGTCTGGCTTCTGTCATGTTAAATCTCGTATGCCGCGTTTTGAATTTCGGACCAGATCTGCATCGAGACCCGACCCGGCTCCCCCACTAAATCAAAATAACGAACGGCATGCGTCATGATGTCATCCATAACAGCGTCGGCATGCCGCCCTACTTTGTGTTCCATCAAAAATATCATGGACTCCAAATAATCGGCGCACTTCATCACGGCTTTCAATTTGGGCTCGACTTCAAGCACCGGATCAAACTGCGCCAGAACTCTGTCGGCGGCGTCTCCGAGACTATCTCGGAGACGCGTCTTGGTCGGGGTGGGCACGTCGCCTGTCCGAACCTCGCCCGCGTCGTGGACTATGGACAGAAAGGCCAGACGGGCCACCGTCGCATCATCGAGGCCCAAGCGTGCGGCAATCTCGCAGGCTAGGACCGCCACGCCCCATTGATGTTCAGCCAACGTTTGGACTCGGGTGGTGTTGACGATATGGAATCGCTTGACCGTGCCAGCCCTCAGGATATCATGTAGGACTATCATGTTTCAGAATTCCTTGATCGTTCACCGACCACGTGCGTTTATCGTTAATGTCCATCTTGTGCTTGATCAATTTCGGCAGATCGAAGCCCATGTGGTCACACAGGTCAAACAGGATAATGGCGATATCCGCCATTTCAAAAGCATCGAGTGGATTGGCTTCAAGCTCCTTGAATTCCTCTTGGAGCTTGGCCAACATATGCTCTTTGGTGCGATTCGGATAAACCTCATCGCACCACTGCTTGATCCCGTCCGTTATTTCCCTGAGGTCATATAGGACGGGGCGCATATCAAGCTTTGTCCGCTTCTATCACTTCGCGGTACGAAGGACCAAAACCGAAATATGCAATCTTCACGCCTGTGGCCACACCGATGTCATAGGCCAGTGCGGGCACCTTGTCAGGGCAGTAATTGCAGAAGTTCAGGAAGATTTCATCAGGAGCACAGTAGAACGCCGCTTCCCGGATCTGTTCGAGGCTAAACGTGAATACCCGGCGTACCCTTCCTGTAACAGTCGTCGTTTCAGCGGTTTGGCCCAGTTCTTCCCACGAAGTCTCTGACTGATCTTCGTAACATGGACCGCTGAAACCATCCGCCGTGTTTCCGACGCGGATAGGATACGTCCGGGCCGTGCCAATGACGCGGCGCAGGAAATTATGAGGGATCCCCATATCTGACAAGAATCGCGCTGGCGTGCAATCACGCGAAGTAGTAAACGGGTAGAAGTTCGTGTTGATCCCAAGCGAATACCCCTGGCTGCCCTCTGCGAGTATTTCTTCTGCTTGCTCAAGCGCATCACGCCACTCCTCGTGGGTGCAAACAAAACCGGCCCAGCCGAAACCTACTAACCCGGCGTTGGCGGCAATAGGAGCATCCAACAGCGGACGGCTCATTTTGTGGACCATGGCGGCCATGCTGCCTTGCATAGTGCTGCTGATGCCGGACAGGCTGCCGCGTTCGGTTTCGGCATGTTTTTCGCGCAGCACTGTAGCGTTAGGGTGAATGAGAATCTCGACCTCGGTGCCGAGGTAGCCCAGGGCGCGAGCTTCGTTCACTTCCTTCATCAGGCGGGCCGGGTCAAACACTGCCCCAGGGCCGATCATCACGGCGCGCAGTGCAGGCGACACGATGCCGTTCGGCAACACTTTATGGATCATCTTGTTGCCTTTGGAGTCGATGTACGTATGCCCGGCGTTGGGCATATTGCACGTGACCACAGTATCGTATTCGCGGGTTTCGGCGAGATACCCGGCAATCAGACCTTTGCCGGTGCTGCCGAACTGCAGGTCTACGATCATATCTACTTTTTTACATGTCATCTTGTGGTTCCCCTTCTTCGTCGATGTTGCTTTCGATTGCGTAAACTTTCATGGCCAACTCGGCCAGTTCTTTGATGCTCGGTACTTCTATGGTGCGGATTCGTGCGTGTTTCTGGCGCAGCCTCGATCCCTCTTTGAATCCAAGCTCTGCCATTTTGGGATAGAAGACCGACGACCCAAAAATCGGTACTTTGGACTTATATCGGCGCGACCAGTCAGCATAGGTTTCCCAAAGCTTGGACTTGTCAACGATTCCAGGCCATCCAGTGCCCTCGCTCTGCATATCGGCCCGTACGTCATTGATGCCTAGGTTGCCGGTGTCGAGTAGGTACGCCACCCAAGCCGGTAGGCTATCATACAGGCTCTGCACTTGCATCAGGGTCCGTTGGGCCTTCAACTCCTGCGTCACTGGAGCATACCGCAAGTTACTTACCACTTGGCGATTCAACAACTCATACAGCATGGCCTCATATCCGCCATTCTCAAGCTCGGACTTGATCGCCCCGAAGTATTTCCGGTCGTTCGCAACTGCGTCATTCACCTTCAACACGAACCAACGGCGGGATTCTGGCCCGGCCGCTACCTTCCAGTCGTTGTTGGTAGACATCATGATATGAATGAATGATTCTACCTTCTCTTTCGACCCGAATTTCTGTTCGCGGGTATTGGTCTTTTCAGTGACCATCGCCTTGAGTTGGTTAGCCGTCTCGTGATTACCGGCGTATACCACTTCGTCCGCGAACAGGAACACCGAATCCATGATCATGTCGTTGAACTGCGACGTCAAGTGCTTGCTATTCGACACGATTGACGCATGCAGCCCGAATATGTGCGCCAAAGCGTTGGCCAATGTACCCTTACCAGCACCCTCGATGCCGCCCAGGACCACGGCGCACCCTTTGGGGTTGGACGGATCTTGGAACATGTCGGCCATCCAGTCCATCAGCCAATCATAATATTCCTGGTTGCTGCTGCAGAGATTATGTAGAATGTGCGATTTAAGGCAATCCCACACACCTTCCTTTGCTTCTACTGCGAACCCGGCCCAAGTGTTAAGAAATGTCAAGCCGGTTGAATCTGTGACCGTGTGCGGCATATCCGGCTTAAGCAGCAGCCCATCGAACGAATTGCGGCGCGGGCTAGCCATCCAAATGTCAAATTTACGGATCGGCTTCTCAGCGCCCTTTTCATTCTGCACCATTATGACATCATTGGCGAAGTACGCCCTGAATGCATCGATGCTATATAACTTGTAACGGTGCTGTATGGTGCCCAATACTTGCTCTTTCCGTGCTACCTTGACCTGCTCGCCGGACAGCACCAAGGCGAAACGGCGGTTGTACTCGTCGACGCTGTCAACCACGAACCCGGTGTCGTCGCCGCCTTTGGCTTCCTCGACCATGGCCGGGGTGCCGAACTGTTGAACGATATAGAACAGGGTGGCCATACGCACAGGGCCGTTGGACTTGAACCCCTTCCAACGCACGTGGCATTCGCCAGACTCGTACCGCTCGCCACGTTGGGACCATTCATCCCACAAGTCCAATGCATCACCGCCAGAATGCTGCGAGTGAATGGCCTGACCGATCTTGACCCACTGTTCGTAGTCTAACACGTTGGGGTCAACAGCGTCAAGTAGTGCTGCTACCTTGGTTAACGGGACCTGGGTTTCGACATCCTCTGCCCGCATCCCCTCATTGCCGCGACCTTCTCCGTCCTGCTTGCGCCACGCAATGCCCATGGCGTCTTCAACCCACTGCGGCGATTCAATGACCTCGCCGCCTGATTTCCACATATACTGCTTATCGTCGACCACGGACGGGAATGCCATGATATGCGACGAGATTTTGCCCTTGTGACCGCCCCTGGTGTCGATCCCTAAGGCCAAGCGGTTCTGGCTCGGGGTCAGGTTTTCTTTCCACTGCATCACGACGTGTTCGCCGCCGCTTGGCGTGACCTGGACCGGGGTGTCCATGAATCCGTGTTGGTTTTCAAGCAACTCCCAAGCGGCCGGGCCCCAAGGGCTATCCTCGTATTTCTCGGCGTACTTGTTATCGATGTCAATGGCAAAAATGCCGCCCTTGCCGTAATAGTCACCACACCCCAATGCGATGTTATAGCCCTTGAAGCTCCCCGTTTCCGGGTGGAACCACTCTATGACCTTTTCCTTGCGCGCCGAACAGCGAGACGTATACAGCGTCTTGCTGTTAACGTGCTTCTCCCCGAAGGGTATCGGGATGACCGGGATACCCTGCGCTGCATACATGAGGGCGGCCCGGAAGACTTTGACATTCCTGTCGTCTATCTTCTCAATTGCCTTAACTTCGGCCAAGTCGATTTTCATTTTTTGTCAGGCTTCCTGATAGCTTCCCACCAATTGGACCCCGAACCGTTCAAGTCCATCAGGAGCGGCACCCTGGATGGCAACGATGCAGCAACGCCCTGCATAGACTTGAACCCGGCTGTCGGGTCATCCACGCTCGTATCAAAGCTGTCGTGGATGTTCAAAATAATAGTGCCGTTTCCTTCGATAGCGGTCTCGATGCCGGACCACAGCATCTTGTTGAAGTCGGCCGATGTTCCTTGAATCAACAGCCCGGATTGCTTGTACGACTTGTACCCGTTGATGCAGCGGAATCTGCGACCTGTGAAACTCTTGATATAGCCTCTGTCTTCCGAGATTTGCTTCGCCCGGTCAGCCAGTGTCTTCACGCCCGGAACTTGGCGGTGATACTCATCAATGATGGCCATCATTTCAGGCCCGGGCTTGCGATAGCGGATCGTTTTGCCCGCTTCGCGGCCGCTTCGCACCATGAACTCGGCCCATTCCCAAGGCAATCCTAGCTTGTGGGCGATTGCCCCGTTGCCTGAATTGAAAATCATTGACAGATTCAACTGTTTGGCGTTCGCCTCCCCTTGGCGAGTTGCGTTTCGCGGCACGCCCATCAGGTCAGCCACATATTGGTGGAAGTCCATCGCCGGATTGGCCGCGTATACCTTCTGCAGGGCGTCGTTGTACAGCGCCACCAGATGGGCGAACACTCGCACTTCGAATGAGTTCATGTCGCCGGACAGCCAACGCTGGCCGTGTTCAGGCAGGAATGCAGGTTTGATCCTCGCGGCTACTTCCTTGTTCCGGTTCGGAATCTGTTGCATCGCAGGGTCTTGGTATGACAGCCGCCCTGACCGGGTGCCGCCATCCTCGCCTGCGGTTTGGTTTATCGTCGGGTAAACCCGTTCGCCATGCATGTGACCAAGGATGTGGCCGCCCAGGAACGTGTCACGGGTCTTGATCAGCGACCGGATTTCTACTACGGCATCAGCAATAGGATCGCCCATGGCATTCAAGATATCGGCTGTCATCGATGCGCCGCCGGACTTCGCAGTGCCCAGGGTCGAGCCGGTCAATTCAGACACCCAAATTCCAGACGGCAGCTGCTTGGGCTTGAATAGCTGCTTAATCTGCGGCGCGCTATTCACGTTGATGCCCTTGATCCCGACTGCTGTCTCGAATTTTACTTGAGCCTCGTCAATAATGACGGTAAGGTCATCCATTGCCTTCTCAGCGGCCACAGGGTCAACCCGTATGCCACGCAGCGCAGACCGTATAAGAGTAGGCTGCACCTTGCGTTCAAACTCGATGATTTCCTGCAATTCCTGGCGTTCAATCTCCTTTTGCTGCCACAGCCACAGGCGCAGCGCCAATTGGGCGTCCTTGTCCTGATAGCGGCGCACTAAATCGCGCGGCGCGTGTTGGAGATTCATGATTTGACCATTCTTGGTGGGGCGACCGCCGAATATATCAGCCAACTCCTGCCAAGGCTCCTCTTTACCTTCTTTCAGGTATTTCTGAGCAAGATCCTCAAGCATGTAACTGCCTGGGCGGCCCCAAGGGAACAGGGTGCCCTCATGCTCATTGATAAGGCAGGCGCGTACCACGGTGCAGTCCACGCGATCCAGCGGCATGCGGATGCCCGCCGAAACGAGCATTTTAACGTCGAACTGTGCGTTATGAAATACGAACAAGCAGCGGGAGTTGTCGATGTCCCGCTGCAATTGAGGAATAAGGTGCTGCTCGGTCCGGAAATCCACGAAAACTGATTCGCCACTGGCAGGCGCAAGCGACACAGAAAAAGCCTTGTCGCGTGGATACACAAGACCGGTTGTCTCGGTATCCACGCCCACGACTGGAAGGTCGAATACTGACATATTAGCCCCTAGAAAGGAATGTCATCATCGAAGGAGTCGAAATCCGGCTTAGGCGCCGGTGCCTTATGCTTATCGATTTTTGCTTGGTTGTTGGCCAAAAATCCGGCTGCATCAGACTGTTTGGCCTGAGGGCTGCGCTGCTGCGGGGCAGAATCATCTTTTGGGGTCAAGGCCAGCGACAGATATTTGGCGCCCTTGCCGGACGTCTTAATCCAGCCGGACACCCAAAATTCGCGGCCGTTATCGTCCTCGATAGAGCCTTTGTAGTCCGGGTGCTTGTCGGTGCTCTTGCGGTCGTTGAGGAACAACGCCCCGCGCAATGAGTTGTCGTATTCTGACATGATTGTCTCCGGCGACAGGAGTAGGAATGGATGGCGCCCCGAAGGGCGCCGGGGTGTTACATGTCGGCTGCGTCAGCCCGTTCAGCAACTTCGGCCTTGCGGGACACATCTTTCTGGCCAGCCTTCACAGCTTCGTACACGGCCTCAGCACGCTTGAAGATGTACTCGGGCACGTAGCCCAGCTGCTTGGCCGACCAGTTGAAGAACGCGCCCTTAGGCGACTTGTCGCTGACAACCGACAGCTTGTAGGCACGAGCGAAGCGATCGCCACCCGACTGCTGAACCATCGTGTTCCACTTGCGGCTAGGTTTCAGCTGCGAGCGGGACATCGACAGTACCACGTCTTCGATGTGTGGCTTGGCCTCGGTGCTGTCCGGGTGGACCAGGAGGCAGAAATGTTGGTGAGTGTAAGAAATATCCCAAGCGTCAGGTTGCTCCTGATTCTTGATCCACTCCTCTGCTTCTTCTTCGGTGTTGGCTGCGACACCGAAACCGCCGCCTTGATCACGATCCTTCCAAGCCACGTATTCAGAGCGGAAGAAGCACGGCACCAACAGCACGCTATCGCCCAACAGCACGTTGCTGGAGGTGTTGAACAGCATGCCTTCCTCGGCGCCTTCGATATAGGCGTCTTCGGATTTTTTGCGCTGAGGCGACAGATCCTGGATGATGGTAAGTCGCGGGAGCGACATATCATCGGTGGTAACCCCTTCACTGCCGCGCCCGGTGTCCTGGACGTAATCCGGACGTTCGCCGCCGAACAAAGCCATCTCTTGGTCGGCGGATGCTGCTGCCAATTCTTTCTTAGCCATTTTCTTTTCTCACTTCTTCGTTAGCCCATTATTGGGCGGGGTCTTGCTTGGTGGGCCTGCAGGGACTCGAACCCTGGACCAAGGGATTATGAGTCCCTTGCTCTAACCATCTGAGCTACAGGCCCGTTGATTACTTCTTGGTCACAGAAGCACGCATGAACGGCGTGTACTTGACCAATTTGGTGATCTTGTCGAACAGGGATTCATCGTCCAGGTCGGATTCGCCCGGCACGAATTCCACTGCGCCTTCGGACGCCTCTTTTTCGAGGTCCTTTACGATGGACTTAAGGGAGGACGGGTTGACGCCTTCCTTGATGACGTCCGGATAGCCGTTTTCGCGCAGGAATTCGAACAGAGCTTCCTGGGTTTCTTTCGGCTGGGTGCAATAAGCGTCCTTGGCGATACCGAGGCGACCCACGCCAGCGATGTTCATTGAGGTTACTTCATCAGCCAGGAAACGCTCAGGCACGACGCGCAGGCGAATCACGTCAAATTCAGCGCCCAGGCGGGTGCTTTCATCCTGGGCCTGTTTGGCCAGGCGCTGCAGTTCAACCATGCGGGCGGCGAGTTTGGTGTAGGGCTGGTCTTTGTACTCGTTATACCACACAAGCGCGGGATCGATGACTGGGTCGTCCAGATCATCATGTTCAGGGGTGGGGAGTGTCATTGTACATCCTCGGCGAAAGAGGTCAGGGGAGT